ACTCTCCTTTGTTTCAAAATACAGGAAGAGCAATACAAAAATTACTTAAAGCTGAATTAGATAGAATGCCTTTACCACAAGGCATTAGAGCTGAATATAATAAACTTTCAAATTTAACTAAGATGGGTCCAGATATGTATAACAATGGAATATTTCATAGAATAGCTAAGACAGGTGTAGGACAAAAAAAAATATTAGATCAAATTTTAGTTAAAGGTAAAAACGATGTAGCTGACGACTTTCTTAGAAAGTTAGATATGACTGACACAGGAATTGTTGCAGGTGCTAAAGGTGCAGGTGCAAGATTATTACCAGTAGAAGATGCAAATAAAATAAAAGATGGTATCAGAGCACAGTTTATTAAAAAATTTATTGATGATTCTACAGAACTAAAAGATCAATATATTTATTTAAGAGCGGACAAAGCAAGAAATTTTGTAGAAAAAGATTTCAAAGACTTTATTGAAAATGGTGGCCTATTGACTAAAGCACAAGGCGATCATATGAAAGAATTTGTAAATGCTTTAAAATTTGCAGATGGTGCTATAACAGCTCCAGGTGCAAAAGCTAATAGAGGTACAATTTTTATTCAATTGAAAGAGATGGGTGCTTTAACTCAATTAGGTACTGTTGCACTAGCAGGACAAGGTTATATAGATCCAGGATCAGCAATTGCTTTTGTAGTTGCTCCAGCAGCTTTATCAAGAGTTTTTACTAATCCTAGATTAATGAAGTTTTTGATTGATGGTACTAAAGGTGCCAAGGGTAGAGACTTTGGACAATTCTCAAGATTTATGGGACAGTTTGGATCTGCGTTAGTTTCAGAGGGTATTATTGATGAAGAACAAAACTCTATGGTTCAAGCTAATATAAAAACAAACCAAGATAATTTAGAAAAAATATTTAGAAACGAATTACCAGATAATACTTTCTTTACTACTGAAGAAACATATAATCCAACAAAAGAAGATCCAATACAAGTTGATTTAAGACAAGCTACACAAGATGGAAGACTAGGTGTAAGCAATCAAGCAACAACACCTAATAGTCCAACTGTTCCATTACCAAATGTTCAACCATCAAACCTACCTTTGACAGGACAATCAAACACAGAACTAGCACAGGCTTTAAACCTTTTTAGTAAGGGAGGGATAGTCAGTGCCAAGAAAAGCTTCTAATAAAGATATACTCGCTCATCAAAGAATGGATGACCATGAGAAGTTATGCAGAATTATGCAAGAAAATACTAATAAACAAATAAAAGAATTACACACAGATATTCATAGAATTGAAAAGATTCTAATATCTTCAACTGCATTTTTAATGACATCAATGATAGGAATAATAGTTGCCCTTGTATTTAAAATAAACTAAAAGACCTTGTGCGTCTTGTTAGAGAAAATAATTCATTTTATATTACCGACTTAAAACTCGAAAAAAAATATGAGTATGCTAAGTATACTCGAGACAATGACCTCGGCTCACGGCACTATAATGTTGGAGACATAAAGATACCATCAGTTACAACTATATTATCAGCTACACAATCAGAAGATAAGAAAGCAGGTTTGGATAGATGGAGAGAAAGAGTTGGTTATCAAGAAGCGCAACGTATAACTAATCAAGCTGCAACTCGAGGAACTGAGATGCATTATGTATTAGAGAATTATATTGACGGTAGAGGATATATTAACCTGTCACCGGAGGGTGCATTACCACGACTCATGGCTCACGAAATTGTAGATAACTTAGGAAAGTTAAAAGAAGTATGGGGTAATGAAGTTAGTCTTGCATATGAAGATAGATGGGCAGGTGCAACAGATGTAGTTGGTTTATATGATGATCAACCTACGATCATTGACTTCAAGCAATCAAACAAATTAAAAAGAGAAGAGTATGTTGAGGATTATTATTATCAAATTAGTGCATACTCATTAGCACATAAGAAACAATATGGTCCTATAACACAAGGACTTATTTGTGTCTGTACTAAAGATAAAATTTACCAAGAGTTTAAAATGGATCAAGAAAAATTAAAAGAGTATGAAGAGAAATGGTTAGAGAGAGTTGATAACTACCATAAGACTAAAGCCACTTCTGAACCTGTTCCCCAAGAGTCTTAGCAGATAATTCAATTTTGTTTTCAAGATTGTGTAATACCATTTGATCAATAGTATCTCTACAAATTATATCAATATAAGTTACTTGGGACTTCTGTCCTATTCTATGGGCCCTGTCTTCACTTTGTTGTCTGACTTCTAGATTGTATGAATTACTAAAATAGATAACATATTTAGCAGCAGTTAATGTTAAACCATAACCACCTACTGTTGGATTACCAACTAAGAATCTACACTCATCATTGTTTTGAAATTTTTCTACTGCTTGATTACGAACATCTACTGAGTCTTTACCATAGATAGATACAACTGAATCTACACCATAAGTCTCTGCTAATTTCTTTTTGATGCTTTCAATATTATGAACATAGTTAGCCCAGATAATACACTTGTCTTCTGTCTCTCCTATTATATTCATTAACTCATTAAGCTTGGCATTAGTTTTAAAATCTACAATGTCTCCTTCATTTGTTTTGACAAAGCCATTAGCAACTTGTTGTAATTTAAGTAGTTCAGTAAGTTTATTATTGTAAGATACCTCTGCATCTCTCAAGATCATTAATGCAGATTCTTTTAATTGTTCATAAGCTTTTCTTTGTTCATCTGGTAGATCTACATATCTTTGTACATACATCTTCTCAGGTAAATCTAAACAATCTTTTTTTCTTACCCTATATGAAAAGTTTTTTAATTTATATTCTAACTCTTCAAGATTTACATAATACTTTGGTATTTGTATATTGTATCCACCCCGTTCTATACTAAACATAACTGCATACTTAGCTTTAAATACTGTATAATTATCATACCCCAATAACTTCTTATCTAAGAATGCACATTGTGAAAATAAATCTAATGGAGACTTAGTTATAGGAGAACCTGTAAGAATTCTTTTGTATCTAGCAAGTTGACCTAATTTAATTATAGTCTTAGTTCTTGATGCTCTTAAATTTTTAATTGAAGTACTTTCATCTAATATAATCATACTTCTCATACCATGTTTTTGTAATTTAGATTCTAACCACTTCTTACCTGAAGCATGGGATAACGCTTCAACATTCATAAGTACAAATGTAAGTTTATCTGGATCCATTCTAAATGTTTTATCCTTTGATACTTTCCAAATATAAATATTAGTATCTTCTGGACAATGTATATTAATTTCTTTTTTCCAATTTTGGTATACAGAGTTTGGTGCAATTACAAATGCAAAATCAATTCTTTTATCTTGAAACAAGTAAGCTGCATTATCTATAGCAACTTTTGTCTTACCAGTTCCCATCTCCATGAAGTATGCAAAGTTGTAAGGTTTAGCCCCTTCTACAAGCGATCTTCTTTGATGCTTGAAGGGTTCTGTTTTGTATTTATACATTGTAAAATTATTTAAATTATTTATTTGCAAAGATCAAACAAATAATATATTGATTCGACCAAGGAGGTTCTTATGGACTTAGAAGCAGAATCTATAGTAAATATAGATATGGCGATGTCGACTGACATTACCGACTCTTGCAAAAAGTTATTGGAAACTCAGAAAAAAATAGCAACGGCTGAAGAAGAACTAAAGAAGTTAAAAGAAGTTGAGACTAATCTTTCTGAGCAAACAATTCCAAACTTAATGCAACAAGCAGGTGTAGAGTTAATTAAACTCGAAGGTGGAATATCCGTAGAGGTTAAACCATTCTACTCTGCAAGAATACCAGCATCTAGAAGTGAAGAAGCTTTTGATTGGCTACGTGCAAACGGTCATGGAGACTTGATTAAAAACCAAGTATCTTTGGAGTTTAAAATGAAGCAAGACAATGAAGCCAAAGCACTTGTAGAAGAGTTGAAGAATAAAGGTCTAGCAGTTCAACAGAAAACATCAGTACATCCTAGTAGTCTAAGATCGTTCGTAAAAGAACAGATCGCAGATTTAGGTAAAGATGTTCCTGCAGAATTGTTTGGAACTTACGTTGCAAATAAAACTAAAATAACCACGAAGGAGTAACCATGATAGAAAAGCAACAAGAAAAAGCGATAGCAACAAAAAAAGAAAACCTACCAGCTCAATTTGATTTAGAGAGTATGGCGGGACAAGGTCAAGAGTTTACAACAGCTCGAGATCAAAAACTTCCAATGTTAAAAATACTTTATGCTAACTCTCCTGTGTTAGATGAGACAGATGGTAAATTTGTCGAATCTGCAAGACAGGGCGATATATGGAGTGAAACATCTGGTACTGTGTGGAAAGGTAAAGAAGGTCTGATAGTAGCACCATGTCTTTACATAAACACATTTAATGAGTGGAAGGACAAAGGTGAAGGTTTAGGAAGACCTGTAGCAATACACACGGATCCTGCAATTATGTCTGAGACTACTAGGTCTGCAGATAATAAGGATAGATTGCCTAATGGTAATTATATCGAGGATACGGGTAATCATTTTGTTTACATATTGGATAAAGATTTAAATCCAATTGAACAAGCCTTAATACCTTTAAAGTCAACTCAAAAAAAGAAATCCAAAACTTGGAACTCTATGATTCAATCTAGAAGAACGCAGGGTAAGAACGGGATGTATAATCCTGCGTCTTGGTCTACGACTTATAAATTGAGTACGACTAAAGAATCTAATTCTAAGAACTCATGGTATGGTTGGGTTATAGAATTTAATTCATTCTTGAACGCAACTGATCATTTAAAAATATTAGAGGCTACTCAAGGGTTTTATAAGAGTGCAATGAAGAGTGATATCTTTGGTAAGGTTGACTTCTCCCAAGAGAATCAATCACAAGGAAACGCACCTAAAGAAGCAACTCCATTTTAATTAACCATGGAGCAAAAACTCTTAAAAATATTTGAGGGTAATTCTGAACTGTTCATCACAACTTCTCTTACGGGGGAAGTTGATGAACGGGGAAAGAAGCAGGTTAAAGTACTCACGGTTCACGAACCTGTTACCCTTGAACTATGGAAGAAACATTTAAAAGGAGAGACACGGATTGGGATTAAACCTGAGAACGGTGACGTGTGTAAATGGGGATGTATTGATATTGATCCTCGTAACTATACTACATTTTCAGAAAAGAAAATTGTAGATATCATAAGAGACAATCAACTACCATTAATAGCAGTAAGATCTAAATCTGGTGGGTTACATTTATTTTTATTTTTAAATGATTGGTATCCTACTCAAGAAGTTCTTAAAGTTTTAAATGAGTGGAATAAAACTTTTTTCTATTCTGAAGAAGTATTTCCTATGAACAAATGTTTGAACATGCCTTACTTCAACATGGATCAAACTACTGAGTTTGCTTACAATGATAACAATACTCCAGTAATGATAAATAATTTTTTAGAAATGATAACTAAAAAGACTGTGACTTTGGAGCAGTTAAATAATATTAAAGTTAAAGAGTATGAACCAGAGAGTGATTGGAAACATTATCCTCCTTGTGTTCAGAAAATGATTTCAGAAAAATGGGAAGGTAACCACCGTAACGAACTATTATTTAATGTTGGTGTTCTTGAAATGAAGAAAGCCGATGGCAGCTTAAATGCAAATGAGATGCAAAATATTTTACAGAAAAGAAACTATGAAATATTTACAACCCCGTTAGATCCAAAAGAAGTAGAGACACTTGCTAAGTCTATATCTAAAAAAGATTATACTTATAAATGTCCACCTAAAACAAATGCAATTGCACCCCTATGTAATAAGGATCTATGTAAATTAAGAAAGCTGGGTATTGGTTCACAAGTACCAGATATGATTGATGACTTTGAAGATGTAGAGTTTATTAGATCCACTAAATCAATTGAATACACATTTAAGTTTCAAGATGAGAAAATAATAATTAATCCAGAAGATATGAAAGATGAAAAATCTTTTAGAGTTAAGTTACTTAGATATGGTATCTATTGGATGACATTACCTAAACCTAAGTCGGGACCATCTCCATTTGAAATGCTTATGGCTACATTAGTTAGAAAAGCAGTAGAGAATGAGAAGATGAAATTTGAAGACACACTTGGTGAAGAGAAATATAATTTTCTTAAAAAATTCTTTGAGTCTCATATTGAAGAAGATGATTTCGAGAAACTTAAAGATAATTATGTTATACTCGACTCTTCAACAAATATTTGTTATTTTAAAAAGATTACTTTTGAAAAGTTTTTAGGTAGTGATAAAACATTTAAGAGTGCTAGTGAAGCATTGAATCTTCTTAATTGTGACAGGCATGATTATCATGAAGGAGTTAAGAATGTATGGTCAGTAATGATGCCTAAGTTTGTTGATTACAAAGTAGCAGAGAAAAAAGAAACAACTAAAACTGTATCGGAGATGGATGACGAATTCCACACAGGAAAGTTTAGAACTTAAAATACTTAAAGATCTTTATCATAAGACAGTGAAGATCTTTGGTCCTCCAGGTACAGGTAAAACATACACACTGATTGAGAAGGTACTTAAAAGTTATTTAAGAAAAGGTATTAGGCCAAATGATATTGCTTACTTATCATTTACCAACAAAGCAGTTAACACTGCAGTTAAAAGAGCCATGGAATCTTTTCCTAATTATTCTACAGAAGACTTTTCAAGATTTAAAACATTACATACCTATTGTCGTAGATATTTTCCAGAAGAAGTATTTGATCCTAAAGATTGTACAATTGATTTTGCACTACAGACTAAAGTAATTAAGTCTTCAGATAAAAGATTAGCCGATGATAATTTCATGTATAAAGATTGGTCATTAGGAGTTTATAGTAAAGCCAGAAATTTACTAATTGATCCAGAAGAAGCATATAAAATGGAGAGTTATAAAAGAGATTCACTTACAGTATTTAAAAGAAAGATAGATACTTACGAACACTATAAGACAGGTGGAGGAGAGAGATCCTTTATAGACTTTGACGATATGATTCAAAGAGCAATTACAGAAGTAGATTTTCCACCACTTAAAGTTTTAATTTTAGATGAAGCACAAGATTGTACACCGTTACAATGGTCAGTGTTATATAAGATGGCACCTAAAGTAGATAGAATATATTTAGCAGGAGATGATGATCAAGCTATATACAAATGGAATGGAGCTGATCCAAAATATTTTACTAAGTTCTTTCCAGGTCGAAAAGTAAAATTAAGAAAGACTCAAAGGTTTGGAGAAGCAATTCATAGGTTCTCTCAAGTAATTAGAAGAGGGATAAGAGATAGTGAAGAGAAAGAATATCAACCAGGAAACTCTAAAGGATCTGTTAAAAGTTATTTATCATTTAAAGAAATTCCTTTCGAAACTTTTAAAGAAGATTGGTATATTCTAGGTCGTATTAATGAAACTGTTAATGAACTTAGAATGTTAGCTAAGGATGCAGGTTTATATTACAAAGATAATAAGGGCACTAAATGTTTTGATCAGAAACAATGGGAAGCTATCAAAGCTTGGACAACTTTAAGTAATAATAAGAAGATAGATAAAAGAGCAGCACGTAATATGGTTAAGTATATAAGAGAACTTGAAGACCCTGCATACAGATTAGATAAATTTTGGAGAAATGAACCAGATCTAAGAGAATATGATTTCCAAACTTTAAAAGAGTGGTGTGGTTTAGCATTAGAGGATACACAAAAAAATAAACCTTGGTATTGGATATTAAGAAGAAATTTTAAACCAAGACAAGTAAGACACTTTATTAGATTATTAAGAAGGTATGGTCAAAAAGAATTAGATAAAGATCCATTAATAACCATAGATACAATACATAGTGTAAAAGGTGGTGAAGCAAATCATGTTGTCTTATACAGTAAAGGTAACTACCCATCTGATTATGCAAACAAAAACAAACAAGAAAAAAGTGATGAACGTAAGGTTTGGTACACCGGTGCAACAAGAGCAAGAAAAACTTTACATTTATTAAGAACAGACTATAAGTTTAACTACCCAATTGGACAAGACTATTTGATTTACGTACAGGAGAAAAATGACAAATTTTAAAATTAATCCATTATTTTCAGTGCCTTTGTATCAAACTGAACTACAAAGAAATTTGACTGAAGAAGAAATAAATTCAGTTAAAGAAAATTTTAATAATACAAATGAAAACAAATATAAAAATTTTACTTCTCAATGTACTAATGTTTTAAATGATTCGAGATTAAAAAATTTAAAATTTTTTTTTGAGGAACATTTAAATAATTATTTTAAAGAAGTAGTGTCCATTGAAGATGGATTAAAACCATATATTTTGCAATCTTGGTTAAATTATAATAACAAAGATCAAGGGCATCATGTTCATATACACCAAAACTCTATAATTTCTGGTGTCTTTTATGTAAATAGTGACAAACAAAATGATGCAATAAATTTTAAAACAACAACTAGAAGAGATACTAGTGATATAATTTATTTTGGTAAACCAAAAAAATACAACACTTACAATTCTTACAAATGTATTTTTCCAGTAAACAAGGGAATGCTTATTATTTTTCCATCAAATTTAAAACATTATGTAGAAATTAATGAACAAAATTACACTAGAGTCAGTTTAGGTTTTAATGTTTTCGTAAAAGGAATTGCTGGGTATGAAAAAAGTATAAACAAATTAATTTTAAATTAATATGACAAATAAAAAAATGTTTGATGAAACTAAAGATGCAGATGAAAAACAAATTGGAGGATCTCACTATCAATCATTTATTATTCAACCATGGACTTTTATACGAAAGAATGGTCTCAATCCTTTTCAAGCAAATGTAATTAAGTATGTATGTAGATATTTATTTAAAGGTAAAACAATAGAAGATATAGACAAGATTATTCATTACTGTGAGTTAGAGAAACAACATTTAAAAGAAGAAAAAAAATGAACGGACTACAACTCACGTTAACATTTAAGAAATCAATGTGGAACACACCATCAGAGTATAAAGATCTATCTAGTGCAACTGAGATAGCAATCGACTTAGAAACTAGGGACGATGGTATTAATGAAAAGCTTGGAGCTGGTTGGGCTTTAGGTAAAGGAGAGATTGTAGGTTTTGCAGTAGCCGTTGATGGATGGCAAGGATACTTTCCGTTTGGTCATTTAGGTGGTGGTAATATGATACCTGAACAAGTCAAAGCATACATGAAAAAAGTTTGTAGCTTACCTTGTGCAAAAATATTTCATAATGCTCAGTATGATGTAGGATGGTTAGAAGCATCTGGGATCACGGTCAACGGACCAATAGTAGATACAATGATTGCCGCAGCATTAATAGATGAGAATAGATTTAGTTATTCATTAAATGCATTGTCAGTAGATTATCTTGGAGAAATAAAAGCAGAAACAGAATTAAGAGAAGCTGCCGCGGCTCATGGTATAGATCCTAAAGCAGAGATGTGGAAGTTACCTGCAGAGCATGTTGGATATTATGCAGAGCAAGATGCAGTGCTTACATTAAAGTTATGGCAAAGATTTAAACAAGAGATAAGAACTCAGAGTCTAGAAACTGTGTGGGATTTAGAACAACAATTAATTCCGGTGTTGATAAAAATGCGTCAACGAGGAGTGAGAGTCCAAGTGGAATTAGCTGAACAACTAAAAAAAGAAATGTTGAGCCAAGAAAAAGTAATACTGGAGGCCATACAAAAAGAATCAGGAATAGAAGTAGACATTTGGGCATCACGCCAGATTGCCAAAGCTTTTGACAAAATGAAACTAGACTATCCACGAACTGAAAAAACAAAAGAGCCTTCCTTTACACAAAATTGGTTAATAAATAACAAACATAAACTAGCCCAATTGATTGTGCAAGCCAGAGAGGTAAATAAATTTCATAGCACTTTCCTGTCATCAATACTTCGATACCAGGTCAAAGGTAGAATACATGGAGAGATTCAACAACTTAGATCTGATTTAGGGGGAACTGTATCGGGTAGACTATCCATGAGTAACCCAAACCTACAACAAGTACCTGCTAGAAACAAAGATTTAGGACCAAAGATAAGATCATTATTTATACCAGAAGAGGGATATCAATGGGGATCATTTGATTATTCACAACAAGAACCTAGAATGACTGTACACTATGCAGCATCTATTGGAGAAAATGGTTATGCAGGATCTCAAGAATTAGTTGAAGCATATAAAGATAACAGTGCAGACTTTCATCAAACAGTTGCAGATCTTGTGGGTATTGAGAGAACTCAAGCTAAAACTATTGGCCTTGGTATCATGTATGGAATGGGTAAGAATAAATTAGCATTGTCATTAGGTGTTACTAAAGATGAAGCAGATGAATTAATTACAAAATATAATAAGAAGGTGCCATTTATTAGAAAACTATCTGACAGATGTAAGTTAGCAGCAGATGAGAAGGGTGTGATAAGAACTAAAAAAGGTAGGAAGTGTAGATTTGATAAATGGGAAACAAGAGACTTTGGGTTACACCAAGCTGAAACATTTGATAATGCAGTAGCAAAATATGGCAAAGATAATATTAAAAGAGCATTTACATACAAAGCTTTAAATAGATTAATTCAAGGATCCTCAGCTGATCAAACAAAACAATCAATGTTAGATTGCTACAATGCAGGCCACTTACCAATGTTACAGATCCATGATGAACTTTGTTTTAATATAAAAGATGAGGCTCATGCAAAAGATATTAAAAATATTATGGAAGACTCAATTGAATTTAAAGTACCTTCAGTAGTTGATGTAGGACTTGGAAAAAGTTGGGGAGATGCTAAGTAGAAATTTCCCTCACGATAACAAAGACTTAATGGCTTACGCAGCAGGATTGTTTGATGGTGAAGGTAATATTAATTACGCACAATATAAATGTAATAAACCAAACGGTAAGACTTATTTAAAATGGAATGTTGCGATGGAGATTGCAATGACTGATTTAGATTGTATTAAAAATTTTTATGATATTGTTAAGGTTGGAAGTATTCATTTTAAGGGTATAGGTAAAGGATCATTAGGTAAGGTAGATCAATGGAGATGGAGATGTTCACACCAAAAAGCATTACATCTTGCAAAATTATTTTTACCCTATGCTACTGTAAAAAGAGAAAGACTTTTAAAAATTATAAACCATTATGAGTTTATTAAGCCGAAAGAATCCCTAGGAAAAAAGTTTAGTTTTTTAAAACCAAATAAAACTTAGCCTGTTGCAGCTAAGAGTTCTTGAACATCTTGGTGCTTTAACTCATTTCTAAGAGATTTAATTTCACTCTCAGTCTTTAACATCTCAGTAGTACATATTCCATTTGTCATAAGACTAGCTGACCAAGTATGCTCTTTGTGTTGAAGTTTTTTAAGCAACTCCAATTTTTCTTTACTTAACATTTACGATCTCCTCGTATGTTACGTGAAGTCTTTTATTACCAGTGAAGCCATCATTGATAACTTCAGTAGTACCATCCTCCACTTGTTTTGACACTTTTAAAATCGCTTCTTTGCAATCGGCTGCTTCGACTACTTGGTCTACTTGCAAGCCTCCCATGTATGCTTTGATACGATAAGCTGTCATAAGATATTATAAGATATTTCAAAGGTTTGGTCAATATCCAGGCCTTGTTTGTCAATAGCATAACAAAATACACTGTAAGAGGCCATAGAGCCCCCTAATTCTTCGATTTGACGTTTTTTAGCTGTACCTATGGCTTTAGCTATCGATCTGCATTCTGAGGCATCTGAGAGGTTATCTCTTAGATATTGTCCACATTTTGTATCTCCATTTGGGTATGTTAAACAAAATGATGTTAATAGTATAAATTTAATAATCACTTAGGTTTCTAATAATTTTTCACAAGTAAACTTTGTATATATCTCATACTTATTTACTTCATCTCTACCCATTTCCTCTAATAAGTCTACTGATTTTTTGTAGCCATCAACATGGCAATCAAAAGAGTCTTTATAAGGAGGTTCTATTTGTATAGGGTTTGCACAACTACCACCTACAACTGAACAGATATAAATTATTAAAATTATTTTCATTGACTTTTAATTACATCCCATATATTTAAGATAGCATAATAAAAACAAACCAACAATATGAGGAGACAAAATGACCAAAGATAACTTACTACCCTTAGGACAAAAGCCTGAAGGAGAATTACATTCATTACTTAGAATGCAAAACGCATTTAATAAATTAATGAGTAGTTGGAAATTACTAGAAGAAAACATAAATAAATTAAAAGAAGAAAATAAAAGACTCAAAGATGCTTTAGGTATTACTGAAACAATAGAGCCTTTAGATCTTGAAAAAACAAAATATAGAACTTATGGAATTGAAGTAGAACAAGAGCCCTTAGTTTTAACTGAAGATATGGAGGTCAAAGATGGACATCAATAAATGGAAGTCAGTAGCAATTCCTGCTAACGATTATAAAATTTTAAAATCACTTTGCAAATCAAAGTTTAGAGCACCAGGAGCTATGGTCTCAAAACTTCTTAATGATTATGTAGAACATCAAGCTAAGAAAAATAAAACAACTGTTGAAAGTTTAAGAAAAAAATTATTAAACGGAGAAAGTAATGATGACGGAAAACGATCTAAAAAGAGTTGATACTCGAATAAAAGCAAAAGAACTTTTTACTATTGAGTTAGATCATGCAAACAACACACTTACATTTATAGTGAATGGTAAAATAATGAATGTTGTTAAAACATTTAAAGCAGAGTCTTTATTTGAAAGAATGTTAAAGATAGCAAAATTTAAATTCTTAAAAATGAGAGACGCTAGTAGAAAAGAATACATTGGAAAATAAATTAAAAGTTTTAGATTTATTTTCTGGGATTGGAGGCTTCTCGTTAGGCCTCCACTCAACAGGAATATTTGATACAATTAAGTTTGTAGAGTTTGATGAGTTTTGTCAAAAGGTTTTAAAAAAGAATTATCCAAACATACCAATTGAAGGAGATATAAAAAATGTCAAAGGAAAAGAATTCGAAGCAGACATCGTGGTCGGAGGTTTTCCCTGCCAGCCGTTCAGCGTTGCAGGAAAACAAAAAGGGAGAGACGACAACCGTTATCTCTGGCCAGAAATGTTTAGACTCATTAAAGAAATCAAACCCGAGTTCGTTATTGGGGAGAATGTGCAAGGACTTGTTAACCTCCAAAACGGCATGGTCCTCAGACAGGTGCAAGATGACTTGGAAGGTGAAGGTTTCGAAGTCCAATGTTTCCTTATACCAGCTTCAGGCATCGGTGCTTGGCACCAAAGATTTAGAGTCTGGATTGTGGGCCACTCCAAACACAATGGATTACTTGCCGCCGAGAAGCTCAGCAGGGACAAAAAAATTAATGGAGGGACACAGGAAGGGCAGAACCAAACCATCGAATCTAAGAGAACAAGTGGATCCAGAAACAATGAAGATGTATCCAACACCAACATCACAAGATCATTCAAGGAACACAGTGCCACCATCAATAGGGAAAACGAGGGGAATGGATCTATCGATGAGAGTAGTAGCAGACGAAATACAGAAACAAAAGAAGATGTACCCAACACCGAACGCAAGAGATTGGAAGGACTCAGTGAACAAGGTACCACCCTCAGTAGGGAAAACGAGAGGTCACAGTCTGGGTCAACGAATAGCAGCAGATCAAGTGAAGATGTATCCAACACCGAGAGCATCGGGACAGGAGGATGCAGAGACATTAATCAAGAGGAAGGGAGAGAAGGCAGCATCTCAACACAATCTGACGGCACACATGCAAATGTTTCCTACACCATCGGCCAGTTGTCAGATGGATGTAGTAGCACCACCAGAGACAGTGAAGCAGAACTCATCAGGTTGGAGTGTAACGAGGGTTGGCACTGGAACCAAGTTCGGAGCGAAGTTGAACGATGTAGTGAACAAAGTAAATCAACCAATCAAACCTGGTGG